CCTCGGCGTTCGTCCACAAGCCTTTGATCATCCGGTCGTAGAAGACCCCGGTGTAGGAGGCCTTCATGTCCGCGATGTACGCGGGCCCGGGGTTGCCGCCCTCGAAGTACATGGGGTTGTCGTCCATGGTGAAGTGGAAGACGAGCATGTTCTTCGCGGCGGCGTTCAGGATCCATTCGAGGCGGAGCCAGTGCCGGGTCGAGCCGGGGTTCGTGGTGGCCAATAGTCGGGCGCCGGCGACGCGGAGGCGGGAGACGAGCATCTCCCAAAACCCGGGAGGCAACAGCGTCGCTTCGTCGACGTAGGCGAGTTCCACGGTCGAGCCGCGGATCTTCTCCTCGGAGCGGGAGTCGTTCGCGCCGACCAGGTGCACTTCCTTGCCCAGGATCAGCGCGACCCCGGAACCTTTCGTGTGCACGATCTGGCGGGAGAGTTCGCCGAAGAGCCGGTCATCCATGAGCGGGGCGAGGATGTTCCGCTCAATGGTCTGGAGCGTCTTGCCGACGATGATGATCAGGCCGGTGCCCTTGGTCAGCCGGACCGCGAAGAGGAACGCGAACAGGCTGGCGATGGTCTTGCCGGCACTGACGGCGCCGACCCAGAGGGCGATCTTCGCCCGAGTCGACTCCACCACACTGGACACCTGCTTGTGCGAGAGCGGCGGCGGCGTCACTTCCCCGCCTCATACGCCGACGCAAAACCAGCCATCAACTTGTCAATGACCGACACCGCACCGGATGAAGCATCGGTCCGGGAAGCGTTAGCCTCCGCCAGCTTCGACGCCGTCACATTGATCGACTGCCGGGCCGAATGAACAGCCCGGGCATCCTGCGGCGGGATGAAGTCCAGTTCCTCCGCATGCTCCGAACCGCCCGAACCCTTCAACACCGTCTGCCACTTAGCCGTGCCGTTCCTCACCGCCAGAACCTTCTCCTGCTCCCAGCGCAGAATCTCCATCTCGGCGGCCTCAGCCTCCGTGCGGAGCAACGCCACATCCACGGCACGGGCCTCGGTCGCTTCACGCGTGCGCGAGGTCCGAACCGTTCGGACGCCTGCTTCTTTGGCCCATCCGGTTACGGTGCCCTTGGGGATGCCGAGCTGTTCGGTGACGGCTGAGGGTCCGTGCGTTTCGTAGAGCGCTAGGGCTTCGGCGCGTTGCTCCGGCGTGTACTTTGCTGCTGGCACAATGCGCTCACCGCCTTCTGGTTGATTGTTGAGTCTCAGCCGTTATGCGGTGAGGATGGTCAGGGAGGAGAGGTCGAACCCGTTTTCGGTGATGTCGAAGATCATGAGGCCGGGGTCGGAGTCTTTGCCGGCGACTTGGCGGAACCAGTCGGAGCCGTTGTCGAGGGTGGGGGCGCCGAGGCAGTAGCGTTGCCGGCCTGTTGCCGGGTTGCGCCCTGCCACTGAGGCGCTGAAAGCGTGGTAGTGGCCGTGGACGAGGATGTCAGCCCTAGCGGCGGCTTGGGCGCCGAAGGCTTGCTTGGTCCACCAGGTGACGGCTTGTCCGGGTCCGAACTGGTTCCCGTGCACTATCCCTACCGAGGTGCCGTAGAAGTCGACACTGACGGACTCGTCGTACTCTTCGGGCCGTACCCAGGTGACGTCCATGCCGGAGGCGTCCGTGACGCGCTGGACCTGCTTGTGCATGAACAGGCCGAGGTCGTCCGAGGGGCGGCCGAGGTTCTGCTTCCCGTTCCGCCACGCCGCGTGATTGGACGGGATGCCCGCGACGGTGACGGGGGCGTGAGAGTGGGCGAGGTTGATGTACTCGAACAGTTCGGTCCCGTACGTGTCGAGCTGCCCGGAGAGGGACAGGTCGTTGGTGAACATCGGGTTGCCGCCGGACTCGAACCCTTCGATCCCGTCACCCGCGTCAGCGAGCAGGATCCTTGCCGGGGCCCGTTCACCCAGCAGGGCGTTGAGCTTGCCCCGGATGAGGGTGGAGCGTTCGATGAGCTCGGGCGTGCCCCCGCGGGAGCCGGTCTTGCCGATCTGCGGGTCCGCCCACACAATCACCGTTGCCCGCATGAACGTCGCCGGTGTCGGCTTCGGGGTCGCGTGCCGTGCGGCGGCGTAGAGGGCCGGGAGGTCAACATCCTCGTCCGCCTCTGCGGACAGGATCGGGCGTACGTTGTTGAGCTTGTTCCAGGTTCCACCGGCAGGGTTGGAGGTCCATCCCCACGTGAAGGTGACCTTGTCCGGGTCCTGCCCCTTAGAGGCGATGAATCGGCGGTAGTCCTCGTAGCCCCACGGCTTGTCGCTGAATCGCGTATAGGATGCCGAGCCGTCCGGGTTGTGCTGCTCTGACTCCCCGGCGGCCGGGGCCTCTGGTGTCTCCACCGCGTAGCAGACGCATTGTTCGGCGCGGTGCCGGCGGATCGTCCGGTCCCCGACCTGGTAGCCGAGGTCTTCGGCGTGCTGCCGGGACGGGGCCGCCGTGTCGATGCCGGGAAAGCCCGCGACGAGCTGTGCATATTTGCAGACCGCCACGGTTCCCCCTTACTAGGTTGGCCTACTCGCTAACCCGCTTTGTACGTCAGTGCGTCACTTGTCCGGGATTGCTTTCGTGCCAGTACGCGGGGGAGGATTTGAACCTCACGCCAAATTAACCGGTTCCACCGGCCGCGCTTGTTCCTTGGTGCCAACCCCCGGAAGTTCTGCAGTCTTCCGGGGGCCGACGGAGGGACGGTCTTGACCCGCCGTCCCGCGGGGAACGAAGAAGCCCGCCGGCGTGGGGGACACTGGCGGGCTTCAAGTTCGTGCGTAGTGGTGGTCTCAAAGCCACTACACGCAGTTTGTTCAATACCTACGTTACAGGTCTTACCTAGTGTTGTCTAGTGTTCCGTTATGCGGCGTGTCGTCATGCCGCCCCGAAGATATCCAGCACGTCCTGCGCGCAGCGCTTGGCGATGATCTCGCAGTAGCGTTCTTCCAACTCGACGCCGATCACCTTGCGCCCCAGAGCTTTGGCAGCCACCAGCGTTGATCCGGAGCCGCTGAAAGGGTCCGCGACCGTTCCACTGGTCCACTCGATAAGCTGCTCGAGGATGCCGGTGGGCTTGGAGTGCGGGTGGGCGGTCCGGTAGCGGGAAACTCCGCCCGACGTCGTGAGGACTGAGGACCTGGACGGCGGCCGCTTTGGATGCTTGCCGGTGAGGAAGATCAGTTCAGTGTCCGTCCGGTAGCCGGTGGTGGATCCGACGACGCCCGCGTCTATCGGCTTCTGCCATACGAGCGTCTGCTTCACTCCCGCCGGGAACGGTGCCCGGAATGAGCCGAACACAAAGCCGGGCCGCGTGTCGCCCCAGATGCGGAGTGCGGCGTCCCTGACGGACGTGTCATGGTCGTTCTGGATGCCTGCGTGTGCGTTCGAGCCGGCGGCGTTGTTCTGCCCCTTGGTCCACGCGATGCCGTAGGGCGGGTCGGTCACGAGGACGTCCGCCACCCACCACGGCTCCGCGTCGTCACCGACCGCACTGCCGTGGTAGAGGGTGACGTAGTCGTCTTGGTAGTAGAGGCTCATGCTGCCATCCGTTCGCGCCGTTCGGCGAGGGCTTGTTTTGAGCGGTCCCAGAGGTTGCGGACCTTGCGGACCTGATACACGGGCTTGTCGCCCCGGTGCCCGATGGGGGTGAGTTTGCCCCGGTTCACCCATTGCCGGATGGTCCCCTGGGGGAGGGCTTCGCGGGTGACGGGGTCCGAGAGCATCCGGGACACTTCGGAGGCGGTGCCGGTGTGGTACCCGGCGGCGGTCAGGGCGCGTTCCCGCCAGTCCGTGACGTCCCAGGTCGCCCCGCACGTCTGGCACCGGGCCTCCGGCCTGCCTTCGAGGGCGTAGACGGGGGTGCCGCATTCCTGCCCGCCCTCTTCGGTGGGGCAGATGCCGGCGAAGATGCGGGGCGCGGCCCGGTCGGTTGCCCGGTCACAGTCCGTCAACGCTTCCCGGAGTTCCTGCTTCAGGACAGGCGCCCAGTCCATCCCCCGTACCTCGCGGATCTGTTCGAGCAGTACGGCCGAGGGCCTGGGTCCAGCCGGTGAGGATGACGTTCAGGGTGCGGCCGGTGTCGTAGGCGCGGGCGTTGGTCGGTTCGGACGGGGCGGAATGCCCGGAGGTCCCGACGGAGCCGTTGCCGACGTTCATCCGGGCCGCGGACGCCCAGACGGCTTCGACGGTCGCCTCGACCCTGCCGAGGTCGGCAATCAGGACATCCCGGCATCCCGGGCACAGGTAGATACCGTCCGGCTGGTTATCGCACGCCCCGCAGCTTGATCCCATGGGACTATCTTAACAGGGAAGTTCCTTACTGTTCCTCACTGTTGGGCGTGTCGCTACAGAGCCCAGTCCTCGTCGTAGTCCGGGTGGTCCTTGTAGACGGCGGCGAGGGCGCGGAGGGGAGCCGTTCGCCACAGCGCGTCCGGCTCTTGATTCAAGTTGCCCGGCAACGCCGCGCTGAGATATTCGACGGCTTCAACCATCTCCGCGTGGTATTTGATGATCGCCCGTTTCGCGGCGCACTCAGCAAGGATCCGGACGTCGGGGGCCGGCTCGCAGAACCGTTCGACATACTCGGCGATGCTCATGAACCGGGGCCTCTCGGTGCTGCCCTTGAGTGCTACGCCGAATTCGCCTTCCGAGGTGCTCGTCACGGTGTAACCGGCCAGCGCTCCGGGCTTGTCGCGGAACTTGCGTGCTTCCCGTTCTTCATCTTCGGTGATGCGGGCTTCCAGGAACTCGGTAATCGTCATGCGCTCATCCTTCCAGCTTCACACGCGCACGTGTCGTCTTTGCGGCCGGTCAGCATCTGCTTGACCTTCCCGTAATCGAACGAGCCCGACGCCCAGTCGTTCTCCATCACGTACAGGGTTTGCTTGATCCGGCGCTCCGCCTCACACTCAGGCACGCTTGTCCTGCGTGGTCAGGAGGGAGATGTGCGGCAGGTACTTGAGCACGGCGCTGGTGAGTTCCTGGTCCTGCCACCCATTGTCCTGTTGGACCATTCCCGGGTCTGACTTCACGAGCTGCTCCTGCATGGCGAACATGAGTGCGGCGTGCAGGAGGTGGGCTCGCGCCTGCTCCTTCGTTGGCTGGGGGATCATCCGTCGTTCCTTTCGTAGGTGTCGGCGCGTTCCTGGTCGGGGCCGATCCGGTCGGCTTCCTGCGCCCGGGCCTGAGCCTCACGGAGGGCTTCATAGTCGGGGCGGACGCTGCGGCTCACGGCTTCCTCCAGTTCATGACTTCGCGGTGCGCGATCCGTTCCCACCTGCTGGCGGACCGGTAGGCCGCGCCTGCCGTGATGCCCGCGACGAGTCCGACGAACCCCCATGCGGGGTGAATGACCGGATGCCCGGTGATGAGGCCCCATACGCCGAATACCGCAATGAGCAAGGTGACGAACGCGGAGCGGTCAGCGACACGCTTGGACTTGCTGGCCTTCGCGCTTGCCTCGCTCATGCCGCCTCCCCGGCGGTGAGTGCGGCGCGGGCCTGCTTCACAGCCTCCCGGGCCTGCCGTGCATGCGCCCAGTCCCCGCCCCCAGCGGCAGCCGACACGGCGGCAGTGTACGCGTCATCAGCGGCGGCAAGATCCGCGGCGAGATCGGCGCTCATGGCTTCTCCGTTGCGGTGATCGCGGCGATGGTCGGGCAGGGCCAGTATTCGTGATCGTTGTCGCAGATGTTGTGATTGAACTCTGTCTGCCCGAAGTAGACGCCGTCGGTTATGGCGTTGAACTGGCGCGGCTTGTGAAGTTCCCGCACCCGCTCGATCGCGGCCCGCTGTTCCCGCACCATGGCGAGGAGGGGAAGGGTAGCGGCTTCGAGGGCGGCGCGGGCACGGACCCGATACCTAGACCGGTGGATCGCCTCACGACTCGTCCCCCATGGAGTTCCCCCTGCCGCTATGCCGCCGCCACTAATCCACGGGCCATGCTCGACAATCCACAGGGTCTGCGCCGCCGCTTCTACGGCATCGTCCGGGATTGGTGCTTCGATGGCGGCGAGCTGGTCCCCGTCCCCGCCGGCCATGCTGATCAGGTGCTCGGTGTAGTCGCTCATGCGGCGTTCCTGGCGGGGGCGTGGTCGCGGATCTCGGCCTGGATCGATTCGTACCGGGCGCGGGCCTGGGCGGCTTCGGTGGAGGCTTGGGCGAGGGTCGCGTCGGCGCGTTCCATGGCGACTTTGGCGATGCGGAGCTGGCGGTACAGGACCGCGGCCTCCAGTTCGGGGGTGGGTACAATGGGCATTGCGGGGTTCCTTCCCGTCACGCCCCGGACTGTCTTGAACCAGTCGCGGGGCTTCTTCTTTGTTCCATAATCTTACCACGCAAAGTTCCGTACTGTTCCGTTTATTGCGGTTCGGATTCCGGCGTGTCCAGCTCCCGGACCGTCAGGATAAGGGACGCCGCCCCCTTTGGCCCCGGGAACAAAAACGGGCCCTCCACGAACTCGTTCGCATCGTCCACGCACATCCCGTGATCAATGAACCCGTCCACAATCGCCTTAGCCGTCGGGTAGAAGTTCATTGCGTCGTACGTGCCGGCGCGCTCCTTCACGACCAGGCCGGTGATCTCCACCCGCCCCAGCCCCGTCGGCAGACCAGCCGCAGCGGCCGCCGACGCTGCGTTCTCCCGCCAGCCCTTCCGGATCGGGGACAACACCCGCCAATGGTCCCGGTCGTTGGAGTTCAGGAACGGCTTCCGCTGGAACACCTTGCCCGTCTTGCGCTTCACGACCGGCTTCACCACCGGAGCCGGAACCGTCACCACCCACTCCCTCATGAGTAGAACCCGGCCGGCTTGCCGCGGTCCCGGAGCATCGAGTTATGCCCCAGGAAGTCCATCTGCGCCGTCCCCGTGATGCCGTGGCGGTTCTTCGCCACGATGAGATCCGCCTCATGCGGGGCTTCCAGCAGGTCGCGGTGCATCAGGATCACGACGTCGGCGTCCTGCTCGATCGCGCCCGAGGACCGGAGGTCGGAGAGTTGAGGAACTTTCCCGTCCCGCTGCGTGGACCCGCGGTTGAGCTGGGAGAGCACAATCACCGGGACGCCGAGGGCTTTTGCCAGCAGTTTGAGTTTCCGGGAGTGCTCCGTGACGACCTCGTACTCGGACTTGCGCTTGTCCGGGTGCTCCATCAGGCCGAGGTAGTCCACGACGACGGCGGACAGGCCGTGCTTGCGCTTCACACTCCACGCGTGCCGGGCGACCTGCGCCATCGTCGAATCCGAGGACGGATCGATGAACAGCGGCAGTGTGCCCCAGCGTTCCCGGGCGGCGGCGACCCGCTCCCAGTCGGCGTTCGTGAGTTTGCGGGCCGTGATCCGGCCCATGTCGACCTTCGCCTCCTGCGAGACCATGCGCAGTTCGAGTTCGTCGTGGCTCATCTCCAGCGACGTGAACGCCACGGGGCCGCGGTTGCACAGGGACAGTGCGGCCTGGAACCCGGCGACGGTCTTACCCACGGACGGGCGGGCCGCGATGATGTACAGCGCCCCCGGCCGCCAGCCCTGAATGAAGTGGTTCACGTTCTCCCACGGCGATTCGGTGTAGGTGACGGGGGAGTCGAGGGAGTCCAGGGTCGCGTCGATCGTTTCCGCGACGGGCCGGATGCTCGAACCCAGCCCGGACGTGACGCCGGAGAGCTCCCCGAGGGCTTCGTCCGTGAGGGCTTCGACGTCCCCGCCGCTGGCCGCCCGCTGCTGCAACGTGGACGCAATGCCCACGAGCCGCCTGCGGGCCGCCTCCCGCGCCACAATCGCCGCATGGTGAGGTACTGCCGCTTCGGGCACAAACACGCCCATAAGGTCCCACAGCAGGCTAATGGGGACCAGCCGGCGCCCGGCCTCATCCAGCCGCAACGCCGCATCACCCACCGTGACCGGATCCGCGGGCTTCCCCGACTCCACCACATCCCGGATCAGACCGAACAGCGTCTCACCCTGCAACGTCGAGAAGTCCCGCGGCTCCAGGCTGATCTCATGCAGACACCCGCCCGCCGATTCCAGCAGCGCGGACAGGACCGCCGACTCCGCCGCGATCACTTCAGGGCCTTGCGGG